ATGAAAATATTCGCCTTAACCATTTACATGTCTCTTTTGCATTGTAAGATGTCGTGAAGCGGAATTCCGTGACGCACGGGTTGGGGTTGAGGTGTGTGCGTTTTATACTGAGATTTGGAAAGGTGTATTTTTCTGAACGCAAGGTCTATGTCGTTCTTCATTGCCCATCTGCTCGTGTTGAGCCTGTATCTGTGCATTCTGTGCCACCCTTTGTATTCGTTCCGGGCTTTGTGAAATGCAATCTGAACTGCAAGGCGCTCCACTATCATGGGTGTAATAATATTAGTATATATTAATGAGCATTCGAAGTCAAATACTAAGTGGATCTTCAAGTCGCGCAACAAATATCATAGACGTTCTCGTGAGCGCAAACAAAGCAAAGCTGGTGAAAACACTTGATGAAGACTATTGGTTTCACAATGTTGGAGGTAGCGGCTGGGGAAATAATGAATTCCAAATGTATCAACCTTACGGAACCACATTCTCAGACGTGAATGGTGCGTCTGGAGAGTATGCACAATGGGATGGTACAGCTGTGACACTTAATGCTACAGTTGAACAAAAAGGAAATGTTGGAGTTGGTAATAACAATGTAAAGTCGACGCGAATGCTTGCTGGAATCAATCCTGATGGCACCAAAAATAGCCCAACAACAGGTGGTTTTGCCAGTGAAGATGAACAACGAACAAAGGCGCACGACTTTTTCAAGATTATGGACAACGAGGAGCTCACACTCACGTTTCATAATGTAAGGTTGCCAGAAGGAGCATACGACCCAGATAATAATACGTACGAGCCGTTATGGCCAGCCCTATGGATAATGGGAGAAAGTATATTTAATGACAAAATTGAGTGGTCGTCGTGCGCGGAGTATGATGTTATGGAGTGGGTTCCGCAGTATGACGGAAACATCGAAAAGTACCACCAGACGCTCCATTACAACGTAGACGATCGCGGCTCCACGTCGTACCAGCACGCAATATATGACGGTGAACTGCTGCATTCTTTGCGACTATTCAACGACAACGGGACTGCTGTTGAGCACACATGGAGCTGTAAAATCACGCGCTATCCACATTCACAAAAACATCGAAACAAGGTGGAAATGTACATTGACGGAGTCCTCAGTGCACTCTTCGTCCCTGAAAACAACGTCTCCAAGGACGAATTTTGGTATCCTTACAGCTCAACAGCAGACGCCAACTATAAGGACGCATTTCCCATTGATTACACAGGTCCAAAGTTTCTGATTCCGCTGATGAATATTGCGATTGGTGGCAAATTTGCTGGCAATGAAATTTACAAGCTTGCAAACTACTCAATGCACGTGGGTAGTGTAACTGTGCAAAGAGAGCGCATAGCAATAGACATTAGCGTTGGTGTATCAGATGGGAATTATACGTTTGATGGCACACCTGGATTACAAGTATCACTTGGATTGTACAATCTCAAAGGTGTTCCAGCAGCGCACCCTATGTACCTCGAGAACGCACCCACAGGTGTAACGCTCTCTGGAGGAACAGAGGTAACTGTTGGTGGTATCACTGGCCGCTATGGAGATCTCGTATTGGAAGTGACCCATCCGTTTGATCAGGACTTTTCTTACAAGTGTCTCTATCACGACTATATGGGGGGCTTTGAGGGCATTACATATGTAGACACAACGCCTGAGCCACCAGAGCCAGTCAATGGTGTCGTATTTTCTGGCGCATTTGGAGGAGCCCTTGCAGTTGCAAATAGGTATACCATGCCCTCGGGTGCAGATTCGTGGGCAGGGTTTGCCAATGAGGACACATCATTGTTTCCATTTACTTTCCAAAACGGGGGGTCCATTACGTTTACAGGTGTAGCAGAAACATCAGCGGAAATCTACTTTAAGTTTGAAAAGCTTCCGCACCCAGATACGGAGCCAAGTTTTGTCACTGACTCAATAGTGATTGCCACTGTCCCAGCACAATACACGGTACCGATTGCTGATCAAGGAGATAATACGTTTAGCTCATTTTTGTTATACATAGAGACTCCTGATGTGGCCGTTACACTGAATGACGTGGCTGTAAATACGGCGTGAGTTTACACATCGCCGCCATTGTGGCGAACAATGCATTATTCGTCTGACTCAGCGGTGCTATCGGATGGGGTCTGTGATTCGCACAATTTACGAACCCGTTCTTTTTGCGCTTGACTCTGCCTCTCCTGGATCTCTTTTTCAAGTGCGAGCAACTTCATCTTTTGTCGTTCCGCCTTCTCGGTGTCAGTTTTCTTGGGTTTTGGCACAGCAATTACTTGATCGCTCTCAATTGTAGGGTCGGATTTCTTTTTGTCACTCTCAATTGTAGGGTCGACGATCTGTCCTCGCGCGATACGCCGTTTCAGGTTTGACTTTGCTTTTTCATCTGATTTCCCTGGATTTGCTTTCGCTTTGTTTGCTTGCTTCACTTTTTTCTTCTCGGAATCAGTAAGTTTGTCAGTAGATTTTGGAGGCATGTCGTAATATGGTAATATCCGCATTCTTTTAAATCCGTTGAGGTTTACATGTCGTGACCTTTATTGCGAAAGATACGAAAGCTTGGACAGCACACCATGGACTCCGCATACATAAACGTGAGCTCGAGCACATTTTTGCCAAAGTCAAAGCGCTGCGTCTTGTTGAATGGGTCAACAAGATAGCTCACAACAAAGCTTTCAGAGTCTGAAGCGAGCTTGAGCCGCAAAAGCTGCAGGTGTTCGCTTGGGACGGTCTTCATTGAAAAGTCAATGTCACGCAGCAGCTGGCCACGCACCTCGCAGTGAGTGCGTGTCGTGATTACAAATGGCCTCATATGAGACAATCCAGTGCACAGATCGGTGATGTAGTACTTCATATTGTCTGTATGCCTTTCTCTAGAGCGTTTGCGTCCTTTAAGTGAAAGTAATTTAAGTAGTCGAACTAGGAAATGTAGCGCGCGCCAGCACACGAATGAACAATTGCGTGACCAATGTAAGTGCGAGTTTGAAGAGGTCATTGATCCCTGAAAAGGTGTAATCCTGAAGGGTTTTGAGAAGTGCACAGTGCCATTGGACGGGAATCTTGGCACATGACAGGGGAGCTCCGATGAACTCTATGGGCTGTACGTATAGCTGAAAAGACCATACGTGGACGTAGTACATGAGGCACACTGCCAGCAGACTTTGGACGTAATAATTGTGAAACACAGCGAATATCCACATGAAGTAATACTTCCAAAACTTGGGAAATTGCCAGAAGCGCAACACGTGAAATGAGTGATAATGGGCTGGATTTGCAAGCTGATGCTGACTTGGAACGCAATGGTGCACCGCGCGCGCCCAGCGTTCGCTGTTGTCGATTCCACTCGTTTTCATATCACAAGCCCTCAATAGACTGTCCAGAGACGTTTTTACACCAGCAGCGCGGGGATTGGGCAGGTGATATCCGTGAATCTCAAATATAGACGTTACAAGCTGATCGTTCATTCTACACGTTGAGCGCCCCGCCTCTAAGTGAATACAATTTATTATTATTAAAATGAATCGGGATATTCAGCGTATGCGTTGTATTCCATAATTTCACGCATGTCCTCGAGAGTCTCGATTGGCGTGTCTTCCAGAATGCGCTGCGTGACGTGATACATTGCGATTGCGTCAAGCTTGTATGCGTCGTCAAGCGGGTGCAAGAGCCAATCGTACTGCTTACAAGCCACTTCTAATGAGGTATCATGTGCGTCTGCAAATGCGTTGGCCAGTTGAGAGTACATTGTATTCTCAAAGCAGAATGCATCCTTGGTAGCCATAATCTTGTCAATGCAGCGCGTACGACGAGAGTCCATATGCGATATTGGTTTGTCTAATATGTGTTGTTTCCTTTAAGCGTCGCTTGATTGTTCGTTTTTTTGCTTGATGGCGACCGACGCGCCGGCACCGGCTGCAAACAAGATTGCCACAATTGCGGAACCAATGTACAACTCAGAGTCATACCAATCCAACTTTCTGAAGAACCACTTTGCCAAAAACCAACCAATGAGAAGCCATGTGAATATCGATCCTAGCAGCGTCTGTCCGTCACTGTCATTCTTGATTCCTGGAATTGGCAAGAGTGTCAAAAGTGCTGAACCAATGCCTTGTACAATGTCATTCACCAAGCTTGCGCTATACGTAGGCAAAAATACTATGGCACATACCATCAGCGCTATGTACAAAATGAAAGATCGAATTTCGCCCGAAGAGGCGTTCATAAAATTCCGCGGCGTCGGAATCACTTTGGCCATCGTGTATTACATGAGTGCAATATTTTTCATGTGATGCACAAAAATACTCAGGGGAAGATTGGATTTCATTCTGTTGCAGGCGTAACACAGGAGCTGCACGTTGTCGTTCGTGTAGCACTTTCTAGAGTTTATGCGATCCACGGTGAGATTTTCCCCAGTTCCGCAAAGGCGGCATTGAGACTCCAGTGGAATGCAATGCTTGTAATTTGGACAGCCCTTGCGTCTATACACCTTGCACTTGCCTGAAGAAATGTGACGCAGTATTGCAGCAGCGTGTGTGGTGTACTGCTGATGCGACATGCCATATCGCGTTTTGTAGCACAGTGTGCACAGAGGAAACACGTTATAGTCCATAAACCCACGTGAAAATGTGCGGAGTCCAACGCTTTGGTACGAACGACCTGCTTGGGGACTCTGCGAAGTGCAAAATGAGCAGTTGGACACTTTCAAGTGCTGCAGCGCACTAGGGGATAAATCAAAGGGAATGCGATGGTGCTGCGCGTGGGAACGTAAACTGCGTAACATGCAGTTATAGAAGGAGAGCATGGAGATTAAGAAAATAATCATTAACCTCTTCCTCTTTTCCCCCCCACTTTTACTGAGGCATTATTCCTATATTTACCAATATTTTGTTGTTCTTGGACAGGTCTAGAGACAGGTGACGTGAGCTTATTCAACGTCTTTTGAATATTGAAAGCACCGTAGTTTCGAAAAGCAGCCTTACAATTAGTTACAAATGGATCAGAAGATTGTAACATAACGACAGGATCGAGTTGATACGCTCTAACAACAGTTAAAAATTTAAAGTACAAGAACAACTCGTTTCGCTTATGTGTCGCGACTTTTGGGACCAACTTACGCCCCGTAATAGCTCTGTTGTATTCATTCGTAAAGTTTACGTCGTTTTCCGTAATTTTGCCGTGATATCGCCTATTTGTATTGTAGTTGATATTATTGATATTTATCGTTCGATTATTTATTTTGAGATTGTTCGCATTATTTGCCATGGATACACTAATAAACTATTAAAATATTAAAATATTATGCTGCAGGATCCAGAAATTTTGCAGCAGCCAAAGCTACCAAGAAGGCCAACAAACCAGGCGGTGAAGAACCACTATCCCACATTATGCACATATCCAATTGAGTGAGTGCATAATGCAGCGAGCTTGTATATTGTCCATTGTTTGGATCCTGGCGAAAAATTTCTTCATCTTTCGTTGTTTGTGTTGATAATCTATTTATTAATTTTCCAATAACATATTCTATAGAACTTGCTGCCCATACGGAATTGACAAACCCCCCCCAATCAAATAGCGGAGATCTTCTAGAACCAATTGCAATCAGTACATTTTTAATCATTTCTCTTTGTTGAAATGTGAGCGCAGTTTTCGCTCTTTGACTATCGTGACCAAAATCATGTGCGCTGTCGATAACACAAAGTTTGTAAAACCACACGGGGTTGTTCAGATATCTGTCGTTGATCACGCCCTGTACAATGTCACATGCAGTATCATACTTTGATTGGGAAATTGTGTCAGCTGTTTCGTGCGGCATAACAGTCTTGAGATCACTTCCGCTCAAAAAAGTGAGCAGATCGGTTTTCGGGCTGCCCAAGTTGTAATGATATGTTCGACCTGTTGTTCTGACAAAGGGAACATCTTCCAGTATGCATAGAAAAATTGCTGGTCTATCCGTACTCCAAAAGCAACCTTTGTTGAAATAGAAATTATTTCCTAGTGTTGCGTCCACAGACGGTGGAATTACTCCGCCAGACTGGACAATATCATAGGCTAGTGACAAGTCACCAGGTTTCAAGATATTTGTGGTTTCATACAAATTCAAGTAATAGAGGGTATATATCTCGCCATAGTCTCCGTTTCTCTTCAATTCAATGAAATCAGCTCTGGCTTTTGTACGGTTTGTGGAGTTTGTTTTGCCTATTCTAACTATAATTTTTGCAAGCTGATCTACACTGAGTCCGCTCACACCGTTTTTGTATGTATCAAAAGTTCGGTTTGCACTGTTGTAAATATATGCATATCTATCTCGAATACTCTTTGACATCCAAGTTCGAGAACATCTACTGGATAAACCTGGAATACGCGCACTGCACACCTTACCCACAGTCTGACTTTTAACGCTATTGTTTGTTGATACACCAAATGAAGTAATTTGAGAAAGCGGGAACGCTTCTGGTTGTGAATTTCTAACCCAATCAATGCTCCATCGGTTTTCTGAAAATCCAGGTACCATTGTTGAAACGACAACTGGAACATATTGACTCGAGTCAACTAAAAGCCACGGGTAGCGTATCTGAGCCGCAGTTCTAGTTGTGCTTGACCGAATGGACTTTCTAACTACGTTGTGGCCAAGAATAGTTTTAGGGTTAATGGTATCAACAAGCCTTCGCGATCCAATTTTCAAATTTTTGAATTTCCGCAAGCTCGCTATGATACTATTAACATCGTTCGTATTGGTTGGATTCAATCCGATGTCAATTAGGTCTTTAGGGGTCACGCCAAGATTTGTCAACAGGCTAGTAAGTTTCGTTCCATTTGCAATACCATTGCCATTTTGATCTGCAGTGGTAATGAGATTTTGTATTGCTCCTTTTTGCATTATTATTATTATTATTTTATTGAATCGTCTGATTGTATAGCGCTATGTATGGCTTTCACGAATACAATGGAGCGAAACAATGTCAATCAAAATTTTCAGAGTGAAGGACTTCGCATGGCTCGACTTCAAGGGTCGCTATATAGATGGGTAGACGGAAGTGGCGCCGTGCACCTTTTTGCGTCAGACGGCCGCAATACGGTGACGAGTCTTCGAGATAAATACGCTGAAATCACAAATAGTACCATACGTAACAAGCAGCGGTTCTACTACTACTTGCGAAATGGCACAGTGTATCAGGATTTCTGGCGCAGCGCGTAGCTAACAAATCCGTGCACTCCCTGAGGGGTACTGTGATCCA